GCTTTCCGTATAACGGTTCGAGTGCAAACGATGCACATAATAGAATTATTAATGAAAGAATTATGCCGAGTATTTCTCTTGCGTTACTGCTTAATTTTTTTGTCGGTTCTGTAAATGCATGGCAGTTATATAAATATAATTTTTCACCTTGATTAAAATTTATTATAGGTTTCATATCAGCTCGAAAAATGTTTCCTGCACCTTTTCCTTTGCTGTCAATAATGCAGTAAGCTGCATAATTTTTAAAATACCTGTCAGTGTCTACTTCTAAATAATAATTGCCGGGTTCGTCTTTTGATAAGACCATTTCATCCTTAATTTCCTCGAAGTTATTTTCATCAATATGAACGAAATGGTCCGCTCCAGACTTTTTATAAAGAAATTCTTGTATTGTTAAATTGTACTCCTCGTTCATTTTATCCCCTTATTGTATTGATTTATAAAATCCTCAAAGTTTGAATAAACTTGTCTTTCTAATTGGCTTGTTAAAAACTTATTTCGCTTATAAAGCAATTCCATACGTTGCGCTCTGTATGTAGCGGCTTGATAAGAAATGTTGCATATCTGCGAAATGTCATTTGCGCTATGTAAGTGAAGCCCCCAAAGGACACAAGCCGGTGCAAGTAGCCGAGCGGCAAACATATCAGCTTGTGTTTCTTCTTCAGGTTTTTCTTTATATTCATTTTCGCTATCGCTTCTGTTAAGCAAGGATATGTGGCCTAAGAATATATGACCGAGTTCGTGTGCAATAGTAAATCGTGCTCTTTCTGATGACATATTATCGTCGAAAACGATATACCATTTGCTATCTATAAGTATGCTTAACCCTATTTGATTATCTTTGAGGAGATGACAATCACTATTTTTTACAACTTTAATATCGGCTTGTCTTGCGATATCGGTTATTTTTACCGGCAATTGCCTTACGTTATAATCTAAAAGGACTTGCCATGAAGCGTTGCGTACGTATTTGTATTTTCCATAATTTATCATTTTTTTATCACCACGAACATTTTAAATGTTTGCAGTGATGAATTATACAGGTAAATATTGGTAATTATAATAAACTATATATCCTCATTATATTCTTTAGCTTTTTTCAAGCTCTCAACTTCCTGCGCTGAGAGTTTTATTTTTTTAGTAGTACGTGCAGCCATAGGATATTCGACTGTTCTTGGTGAATTATTGCTAATTCCGAGAAGAGTGTTTACTGCTGATTGCATTTCAGGTCTGTCACGGTATGCAGTTACTAATTCTTTTTCAAGGGCAGAAAATTTAAAAGTAGGCTCTCTTTCTACATCATAACCCATAAGCCATGTTTCAGTAACATTTAAAGCCTCGGCAAGAATAGATAATCTTATTTGAGTTGGTTCCGCTTTACCTGATACATATTGACTAATGTCGTTTCTACCAAGCCTGACATTATACTTTTTGCAATATGGCATGCACTTGTTTAATAAGTCGACTTGTCTTAAATTCTTTTCTTCCATTATTAATTTTAAGCGTTCTTGTGTATTACTTTTTTTCATAAAATCACCACCTTTTTGTAATCAATATAACATAATATAACGAAAAGTTCAACAAAGATTACAAAAAAGTTCAAGAAAATGTATTTTTGTGCTTGACAAAATCAAAAAGCAGTGATATATTAAAGATGTTCAATAAATTGAACAAAAGGAGACTTCTTTATGAAATACGATTATTCAAAATTAATTGGAAAAATTGCAGAATATTATAAAACTCGTAGAGCGTTTTCAAAAGCTATGAAGATTTCTGAAAAATCTTTATCAGTAAAATTGAACAACAAAGCCTCTTTTTCACAAGACGAGATTGAAAAAGCGTGTGTTCTGTTACATATTGCTGATATCGAAATACCTCTATATTTTTTTACAAAGAAAGTTCAATAGCTTGAACATATCACTAACACTTAATCAAGGCAGCAGGGTGCAGGCTGAAATATCCCCTTACCGTTCAACTGAAATCAGCCAAAAAGCTATCAACTCCATAGTTTTATTTTTCTCCAAAAATATATGAATAAATAAAACATAACCCCCTTTTCTTAAGTTATAGATAGTTAGCTCTGCTGTTTTGGTTAAGTGTTAGTGATAAGGACAAAAAGTATCATCATAGTTTTTTATTGAGGTGATGAAATGGCAAAAAGAAAAGAACTGACGGCGACAGTCAGCGTAATAATGGAAGACGGCACGGTTAAGCCGTTTGAAGAGCTGACCGCCGAGGAAGAAAAGCGCCTGAGGGAAAATATCAGAAAAAGACTTGAAAAATCAATGAGCCTGTATTATTCAAATCACCCTGAGGAGTTTGCAAAGCTTAAGTAAAAATGAAAGGAAGTGAAAAAAATGTATAAATTGCCGCTGATTGTGCTTGCTGCTTTTGCGTTTTATTGCGCAGTGTGTTTAATCGTTATTAAAATCACGCAAAAGAAAAAGCCACTCCGCAAGCGGAATGACTTTGAAAGAAAGTGCCGATATATATTCTCCGATAATGCCGAGTGGGAATACATATTGCACAGCATTAAATGAGTTGTGATAACCCAATTGACACCATTATGTTATCACAACTCTTATAAAAAATCAATAGGAGTTGAAAAAATATGGAAGTTTTTACAAATGATATTTGCCAAAGCTGTACGAACGGAAGCTTTGATACGTGCAAGGCGGATTGGTCGCAAGTCACGCTTGACGATTTAACGAGGGCAGTTGTTGACTGCGAAATTTACAAGGCTAAGCCGAAGCATAAGCTTAAGATTACATATGAGTGCGAAGGCAAGATAGCCGTTGTTGAAAAGGTGGTATACGAACTGCCCGAAGTCGAATGGCAGCAGGCAGACAAGAGCGCTGAGGATATAAGCACCGACGATATCAAGGTCATTGTTGAATATCTTAATAATAAAATCGGTGCGCACTATAAGCCGAACGGCAAAAAGATTAAAGAGTTAATCAAGGCAAGAATGAATGAGGGGTACACGGTTGAGGATTTCAAGACGGTAATTGACAAAAAATTCAAAAGCTGGGGCAACGACCCAAAAATGAGCTTATACTTGCGGCCGTCTACGCTTTTTGGTACACGCTTCGGCGAATACCTGAACGAGTATCAGGCATTCGACCCAAACAGACTGAGTTGCAAGCCTACATATGATATTGAACAGGTAAAAAAAGATATTTTAATGCATTCGTGCGGAGAGGATATATTATGACATCAGAGGAAAGAATTGAAAAAGTAAGCCAACTTCTTATGGAAGGAATGACGGACGAAAAGAAAAGTAAGGAAAATTACTTAAAAATTGCTCAGCTTGAAGTTGATAATATTGTATCGGTAATAACACCGAGTTCGGCTGTCGAAACAAGTTTTATTCTTTTTGCACTTGAACAAGTTACGGAAATGATAAAAGGCACAATGAAAAGATATCCGAAGCAGAAGATTAATTATTGTGTTTTGAAGAGCTTAATAGGCTCAAAAGGAATGTGTATTGAAGTACCTAAGGGGAGCAAAGATGATAAATAGTGTTGTTTTAATGGGGCGCCTGACCTACGAGCCTGAGTTAATGGCTACAAATGAGGGCACGTCTTTTATAAACTTTCAAATTGCGGTTGACCGAGGTTATTCTAAGGACAACCGTGCTTGTGACTTTATAGATTGTACCGCTTGGCGGCAGACTGCCGAGTTTTTGAAAAGGTATTTTCACAAAGGCTCAATGATTGCAATTGAGGGCAGACTACAAACAGATAATTATGTTGCAAACACAGGCGAAAACAGAAAAAGCGTAAAAGTGATTGCTAATCAGGTCAGCTTTTGCGGCGAAAAAGGACAACCCCCGGCGCAAGTAAACGAAAATACAGAATTTGAGGAAATAGAATAATGAGGGTTGCGAAAAACTGTTGTTACATGAAAGTGACAAACGATAAATACAGATTGCCGGTTGCCGTTGCCGATTCCGCAGTTGAGCTTGCCCGATTAGTCGGCGCAACAAAGAATACGGTTTTATCTTCAATATCGCACGGTACCGGCACGTACGAAAAGGTTGAGTTAGAATAGTTGATTAAAAATTAACAGCAGCAGGGTGAAGTGATGATATGAGCGAATTACAAACAAAAATAAACACGGCAATAGAACGCTTAAAAGCGTTTGAGCCGGCTGACGAACCGTATTATTTGTGCTTCAGCGGTGGTAAAGACAGCGACTGCATTCGTATTCTTGCTGACCTTGCAGGAGTAAAACACGATATAGTACATAACCTTACAACCGTCGATGCACCTGAAACAGTCCGATATATCAAGTCAATCCCGAATGTTCAAGTTGTCACTCCTCAATACTCAATGTGGCAGTTGATTGAGAAAAAGAAAATACCGCCTACAAGGCTTATTCGTTATTGTTGTGACGAATTGAAAGAAAAAGGCGGCAAAGGACGAATTAAGGTTACAGGCGTTCGTTGGGCTGAAAGCGCAAGCAGAAAACAGAACAGCGGCCTTGTGAGAATAATCGGCAAGCCTAAAAAGACAGCAACACTTGCTGAAGAATTACAATCCGATTATGAACAGACCCCGAAAGGCGGAATAATTCTTAACACTGATAATGACGAAAACCGCCGAATGGTTGAGCGGTGTTATAGGACAACTTCAACGCTTGTAAATCCTATCATTGATTGGACCGACGAGGATGTGTGGGAGTTCCTTAACCACTACGGTTGTAAATCAAATCCTTTGTATCAATGTGGCGATAAGCGTATTGGATGTATCGGTTGCCCTATGCAGAGCGGTAAGGGTATGAAAGCTGATTTTATACGCTACCCAAAGTATCGAGATAACTATTTGCGAGCGTTCAGACGAATGCTTAAAGCAAGAGAGACAGCAGGGCTTGATAATAACAGTTGGAATAGCCCTGAAGATGTAATGATGTGGTGGGTCGGTGATAACCCATTGCAAATGAGCTTTGAAACACCTGAGTATTTGAAATGAGGTGACGAAAAATGAAAACACATAAAATCAAACTTCTTTTGAATTTCTGTGATGATGTTTTATCAGGAGATAAGAGATTTGAAATTCGAGAAAATGACCGAGGTTATCAAAAAGGCGACAGGGTTGTTTTTCAACCTTATGAGCCAAGCGACCCGTTTGTAAAGCACCCTATAACCGACAAAGTATATGAAATAACTTATGTTCTTAACGGTTGGGGTCTTAAAGACGGATATGTGGTTTTTGGAATCAAGGAGGTAAAAAATGACTAAATTTGAGTTTGAAATAGATAGGGCTACGTTTTATAAAGCTCCAATACAGATTGTTCAAGAACAAATGTCGTCTATTGAAAGCCAATTAGCAAATGAAACGCTTAAAGTGATTCATAAGTATGGAATTTATGTTGATAAAGACGAGCTAATCAAAGCATTAAAATACGACAGACAACAGTATGATAAGGGATTTGAGGACGGTGTGCATAAATGCAAACAACAGTTACTTGAAATATTAAGAGAAAATGATTGCTATATTTCTACTGCTGTTATCAACAAATTACTAACGATAGGGAGTTGAAGAAAATGAATAAAGAATTAGCAAGATATTTTGTGAAATTGATTGCGGAAGATTTGCAATTTTCATTTAATGGAATGGGCATTCCAAGTTATAGTTGTGAATGGTTGGAAAATCAGTTAATACAAGGAAATTTTGAAGATGTTAAAGAGTTTATACAAAAAAGATATGATGAACACGAAAACTCTGCTAAGGACACAAATGTCCGTGGCAAAAAAACGCAAGCGTAAGTTTAGGGTTATGACTTTTGGTGAATTTTGCCATAAACATAGATTTTGCAAACAATGTCCTATGTATGACAATAGAATATATGGTTGTATCACTCCTTACTTTGAAAGTAATGACCCGTTTAGAACAAAAAATGGCAAATACATATTGATTGAGGTAACTAACGATGCTTGAAGTGATTTACAGGATTTATGAGGTTGCTGACGAAGAAACCGCCGCAAAAAATCGTGAAAACGATTTAGGTTTTGGTTTGTTTTCTTCAACAAGTAAAGCGGAAAATACTGAAATCCTTATGGACTGCCTAATCTGTGACAGCCGGGAGCAATTCAAAGAAATAATTAAAGAACAGTATGGGCAAGAGATTGCTTTTCGTTACTCAAAAAAATTAAAAGCGGGAGATTTGTACTGCATTATCATCGGCGAGCATTGTTATAACACAGAACGATATTTCAATAAAGTCACTTTTACTTGCGACTGTTGTGGTGCAACCGTAGAAACTTACTACGGTAGTGCGATATATTTCTCTGACTATGAAGTAAGAAATAGATTTTATGGTATAGAAGAATATGCAAAAAAGCGTTTTTGCTGTCACAAATGTAAACAAGTATATGAGGAGCGAGAACACGCAAAATTACGCCCCGATGATGAACAAGAATTTTATATTCAAAGAGATATGTTTACAGAAGATATATCCGGCTATATCTATAAAATCTCGAAGAAGTCAACAGGCGAATTTTATATCGGTCAAACAATGTATGCACCTGTTTTTCGTTGGGGTCAGCACTTGAAAACGGAAAGATTCCCTATCGAGAATATTACAGATTACAAGTTTGAGGTTATAGAGATTGTTCCAAAAACTGAAAACATTTTGGAACGAGAAAAATATTATATTCAAAAATTCTATAAGGAAAACCCGGAAAAATCTTTGAATATAATGTGTACTGCAAATTTAAACCTTGAGCAATTACAATTTGAGGAGGTAAAAAAATGAGAGAGATGCTTTTTAGAGGAAAGGATTTTTCGGGTGCTTTAAATAGTTCTTGTACGATAACCCCGAATTGTTGGAAACATAGAAATGCTGAACACACCATATAACAAAAAAATACAAAACTTTATTGAGGAATACTGTGACTGCGGTCCTGATAATTTTTATGTAAACGGAATAATGAAAAAAGAAGCAGTCAAAAAAGCAGCTAGATTGTTGATTGAAGAAAATATTTTTTCATCCGTTAAAAGTATGAGGCTACAAGCGTTAAAAGACTATAACATTTTCTTACCTGCGTGGGTATTTGAATGGGTAAAGGAGAATAAAGAATGAAAGAAAGGAAATGGAAATGAGTAAAATTTTAAGATATAAGCTCGTCAAAATACGCAAACCGCACGTTTGCTTTGGCTGTGGGCGTTACTTCGAACCTCCTTGTCAAATGATATCAGCAGCTGCTGCAGATGGTGGCACTGTTGAGTCGTACTATCTATGCAAATCTTGCGATATAGTTGCTTCCGACTTAGGACCTTTGGAAGAATTTGGTTTTGGAGATTTACGTGAAGCAGCTTTAGAATACGAAAAAGAACAAAATATAATTGCGAAACCGTATGGAAAGAAGAACACGAGGTAGAGAAATGACAAATAAAGAGGTAAAAAACAACTTTGTTCAGAATTTAGCCGAAAACACTTACATAAATATGTGTTCGGCTTATATTGTCATAATTGTGGTTGTAAAATGGACGAGGTGGTAAGCAATGACACTTAAAGAACTTGAAGAGTATTCGGTTATAGCTAATCAAATACAATCGTTTCGCCATGAGTATATACCCTCATTCATTAAAGGCGTTGATACAACTAAGAGTAATGTTCAAAGCTTTAATATAGCCGACAGCACAGCCGATACTGCGTTTGAAATGCTTGAAATCAATCAGTTTATTAAAGACGAGTATAAACGGCTTTGCGAAAAGCTGAAAGCTCTGAACGATTACATAAACAGTATTGATAACGAGGTGGTAAAGGCTATTGTTATTCAACATTGTTGTTTTGGCAAAAGCTATGACGAAACTGCTAAAATTCTTAATTATTCAAAATCTACTATTTACGAAAGACTGAAAAAATATTTTGAAAAATAGCAAAATCCGAACAAAAAGAATAGAATTGAACGATAGCTTTGTGATATTATATACTTATAAAATTATATAAATCCCCTTGAAGCAGTGAGTTGAAATATACTCACTGCTTATTTTTATGCGAGTGATTAAATGGGAAAGGATGAAAATGTAAGGACACTTTGCTATAAGTGTAAGCAAAATTATGAAAGTGCAGGCTATAAGCTGAAAAGCATTAAGACAAAATGTAAAACAAGTTGTGATTATTGCGGACGGCTTGGCTTTGACTATAAAATAAGCGAAAGGAGTAAGCTTTATGGCAAAAGGTAAATATGAATATTGGCTGACCGATGAGGGCTTGCTCCAAATCGGTGGATGGGCAAAAAGCGGTTTGACTGATGAACAAATCGCTCATAATATGGGAATATGCAGAGATACTTTGATACAATGGAAAAAGAAATTCCCCGACATTTCCTACTCCTTAAAAGTTAATAAGGAAGTTGCCGACATTCAAGTTGAAAATGCTTTGTTTAAAAAGGCATTAGGTTATAAGGCAGTTGATATTATATATGAGCAAGTGAAAAATGCTGATACAGGCGAGTATGAACTTATGCCGGTAAAGAAAACCGAACGAGATGTACCACCTGATACAACTGCTCAAATCTTTTGGCTTAAAAACCGTAAGCCTGATGTATGGAGTGACAGAAAGGATGTACTCTTAAACGGAAAAGTTAATACCGTTGCAGAAATGACGGATGAAGAACTTGAAAAAAAGATTGCAAGCATTGAGAAAGAACTCGGCATTACAAATGAATAATGAAGAAAAGTTAAATTCACTTGAAGAACTTTTAAAACTCAAAAATGAACTTAAAATACGAAATGCAAGAAAATCATTCTTTGCATATTGCAATCAAAAAGCAAGTGACTTTTATAAGCCTAATCGGTTATTCCTTGTTGACTTCTGCAATCAACTTCAAGATTTTTATAATTCCGATGATGAGGTGTTTATAGTTAATATGCCGCCTCGTCACGGCAAGTCAAGAACGATTGGTTGTTTTGTTGAGTGGGTGCTCGGTCAAAATCAAAGTGAAAAAATAATGACAGGCTCATATAACGAAACGCTTTCAACAAACTTTTCTAAAAACGTAAGAGATACGATAGCCGAGGAAAAAGGCGATGACACAAAAATCGTTTATTCCGATATATTTCCTAATGTGAAAATCAAAAAAGGCGACGGTGCTATGAATATGTGGTCGCTTGAAAACGGATATAACAACTATCTT